TATCTGTAGTATTGTAATCTATACTTGTTATATCTCCAAAATTTACAAAATAAACAGCATTGATTCCTCCAACACTATCTTTACAAGGTTCTGTTCTACCTAAAGTAATATCACAAGCCATAATATTTATATTTTTATTTATTAGTTATTAAAAAAGGGATAAGTAGTTAAACCTACCCCTTTTCATATTTATTATATTAGATTATAGTCCTAATCCGTAAGAAACAATATCTTCAACAACACCGTACTGTACAGAAGCTGTAAATCTCATTATTACTCTAACATTTTGGTCTCCCAAAGTATCAGCAGTATCTAAAACTTTTACAACTTGGTGGTCTGATAATAAACCAGTTCCAAAGTATAAATTGTCTTTAGTAGTAGCAACCATTGCGTTAGCAGCTAAACCATTAGCCATAAATATCTTGATACCATCAAAATATAAAACGTTAATGTCTTGGTTGTTTCCTTGTGCCATAAAACCACTTGCTCCAAGTCCGTTAGCTCCAAATCCACCTAATGCTCTTTTGTAAGCTCTAAAGATGTTTTGAGAAACATAGATGTATAAATCTTCTCTTCCATATAATGCAGAAGGAATTTGGTCTGCAACCAATCCTAATTGAGCAACTACGTTTGCAGCAGTTACTGCTTCTCCTGTAATTTTCTTTGCCCCTGTGTGAGCAGCATCAGCAACTAAAAGAGTTGTAATACCATCGTATTCTCCTTCAACAGCATCCGACCCTTCCCATATACTTAATTCATTCTTTTGAGCAACTTTCGCAGCAACATAAGAAATTAAATACTCTTCGAAAGAAGAAGGTAAGTTGTCGTGAGCAGAATATCCCATTTGTACTGCTTCCCAGTTATCACGAAATTTATCCTTACAAAGTTTCAAATTTACTTGTAAAGTCTTAGGCTCGATAATTCTTTCAGTTAATGTTAAAGTTGAAGTATCACTAAATTCACAAGTACCATCTTTTGTGATACCATCTATTTCTAATCTTTGTATAACTTCTTTAAATTTTACATTTGGTCGGATAGTTAATCCACCATTTGCAATAGTGTTAGAAGATAATAATGCTGCAGAAATAAATTTTCCTGCTGATTCCCCTGCGTAACTTGGGTTTTGAACGATTGTTGTTGCCATTTTTTTATAATTTTAATTGAATAACATACTATTGACTCTTTGTTCAATAGTCATTGGTTGATTTAGGTTTGATAATATACTTTTTTTCTTTTCGATTTCACTTTCTGGAGAGTGAGTTAATTCCTCTACCTCTTCTGATAATTCAATCTCTTGTTTGTCCTTAACAGATAGTTCTGTAGGTACTTCAATGTCGCTTACATCAGATTTATCTTCAATCAAAGCTTTTATCATAGATAATAACTCTTGTTTAACTTGAGATAATTCTTCTTGTGTAGCATAACCAACAGGTACTTGTTCAACCTCTTTTACAGGCTCTTCAGCTACCTCGTCAGCTAATTCAACTGTTTCCTCGATTACTTCTTCTGCAACTTCTTCTGTAGACAATGCTACATCTTCAACTGCTTCATCAATAACCTTCTCAACTGTATCTTCAGTAGATAATACTACTTCTTCTACAACATCAATTTCCTTAGCTTCTTGCTTTTCAAGACCAACTAATTCCTTGATGTTTTTAAGAATTTCTTTGTGATTCATAATTTAACTGTTTTGTATATTAATATAACTAATCTAATCTAAAAGTGTTTTATTTTTAACACCTTAACTCTTGGTTTCTAAGTATTTACTCGTCTTCGTTTTTAGAAGTCTGACCGATGCCTTGTTTCCAATAATCAGGAGCATTGCATTTTTTTTTATTTTTATACTTATCACAATTAATAGAATAAGTATTGGTGCATTTACAGTATTTAGCTTTCATTGTCTATCTTTTTTGATTTACCAATATCTTTGTATTTCTCAGGCTTATTATGTGTCCAACCTTTTTTAGTATATTTATCGTGTTCTTCTTTATTTGTTATTTTAACTTTAGCACCAGTTTCAGGATTATACATAAAGTGAGGGTATTCTACTAAATCCTCAGACTCCATTTCTTTTTTAAGCATATCCTTTATCTTCTCTATGATATCAGTAGCTTCAATCTCTTCTACGTCTTGCACTTTATCACTAAAAATACCTTCAATACTTAACCCTAAATACTTACCTTCTTTTACATCTTTCCAAACATCATCATTATCTATCTTCATAGTTACTGCCCAAGCTCCTTTAACAGCATTTAAACCATATAAAGCACTTTTATCTTGTGCAGGGTCTTCTACTATCCAAGACTCAATAACAGACACTCCACTTGTAAACTCAGAGTGTTCTAATGTTGTATTGTTGTTTTTAAGACGTTTTAAGTATAGCTCAGAGGCTTTTCTTACAGTTTCGGTAGAAAAGGTTATATTATACTCATAGTCTCCTTTACGCCTGTATATGAGCTTATTTGGAACTAATGCTAATCCAACTATAATTCTTTTCTCTTCATCAAGTGTTTTAAATTCAACTTTATGTTTACTTAATGCTACAAAATTCTCTTCTATAGCAGGAAATTCTACAAGTGAGATTGCATTTATACCTTCTTCTCCTAATTGCTCGTCTATTATTAATTCTACTATATCTAAATTCTCCATATTAAATTCGTTTATATTATGATAACTAAATTTGCTATATTTCGTTTTATTTTAAAGACCTGCTTGATTTACAATAATACCATCTAACTCTTGTTGGTCTGTTACTTCAGTAGAAACCACATAAGCTTTTAACGGCTTGTCAAATTGAGACTGAATAGCTGTTAGTAGTTGGTTTTCTCCAGACATCCCTACTATGTTAAAAGAAGGTTCTGCACGTTCAGATGCTCCACCACTACTTGCTCCTCCTCCACCTGAAGTAGTACTAATAGGTGTTTTTGATGATGACGATTGAAATTTTTGTCTTGAAATTGCAGCTACTTGAGCTAAACCAAACGCTATTGTTGGAAGTGCTTGTGCTAATCTTGTAAAAAACCCACCTTTAGCATCTTTCATAACGCCAATAGCAGCAGCAGATGTGTCCATTAAAGCACTTGCTATATTTGCTGCCTTATTCATATTAAATTGCTTTTTAGCTATCTTCTCTTTTTTTACTCTTAGTTTTTCGTCATTTTTAGCTATTTCTTTCTGAATTTTAAGTCTTTCATCTTTAGATAAATTTTCGTTATTTAATCTATTATTTAACTCTGTATTTAAAGCATTGGTTTTATTAGATTCAATAGTAATCTCTCTATCGAACTGAGCGTTCATAAAATTAGTCATACTACCTAACACATCTTGTGATTTTGATATAAAATTTTCAGCACCTAATAATTGGTCTGATAAAGCCATTTCTGCTTTTAATTTTTCATTATATATCTTTATTTTTTCTTTAGTTTCATCACTTAATTCAGTATCTATTAGTTTATCTAATTGTACAGGGTTTTTGCCTATTTCAACACCCATAGCATCAGCTACTACTTTAATTATCTTTTTACCAAATTTAACTTGCTTTTCAATAGTATCTGGTAGAAATAATAGAAACTGTTTAACCTTTTTATTTTTACCACTTCCTTTTTTACCTTTACCTTTAAATATTAAATCTATTATACCATCTTCGCCTCCGAGTTTTAATAAATCAGTTATATCTTTTTCAATTAATTTAACAGCGTCTCTATTTGAGTCTGCTGCTGCTTGACTTGATTTAGCAGAAGACTCAGCTAACGCTGTTCCGTTTTCTTTATACGAAGTAGATATAGCTTTAATTGCTTTAGCGTTTTCGTTTTTTGCCTTTGTATCTAATTCTAATTGTTTTGCTTGTAAAGGTAATAATTCAGAGTATTTTTTCTCTAATAAAGCCTGTAACGCTTGTGCTTTTGATAAGTTTATAAGGGCTTCTATCTTGCTATTTATAGCAATAACACTATCATCTGTTAATTTATTATTTTCATTTAACTTTAAATTAAGTTCTTTAAATTCTTTATTAGCTGCATTAACTGCTTCATTAGCTTCCTTTCTTGACATTAATCCATTATCTAAAGCATCTTTTAATGTTTTAAGTCTTGTAGCACTAACACCTATAGATACATTAAAACTTTCTACATCTTTCTCTGCTTTTTTCATTCCACCTTTAAAGTGGTCTAAAGCAGCTATAATTAATTGAATAGCTAATAAAACTGCATTAGCTTTAATTGCTGTTCCAAGATTTTTAATAGCTCCGTTAAATCCAACAACTTTACCTGTAGTCTCATCAACCTTATTACTCATAAAGCTAAACTGAGAAGCAAATTGAGACAAGTTATTCGCAACACCTCGAATACCATAAGGTGCATCAGATATAGCTCTACCTAATTCAAGTGTAGCAGAAGTTGCACCTCCTGTTGCTTTACTAACACCAGTTAACCCTTTCTTACCATTACCTATTAATTGACCTGTAGCTTGAGATAGTTTTTGTCTTGTATTTATTAATTTCTGTTCTTCTACATTTAATTTAGCTACTTTTAACTTGTATTCGTCAGAAAAGTTACCGACTGATTTTAAATCTTCTTTTAACTTCTTTATACCAACTTTAGCCTGAGCTTCTTCAAGCCTTAACTTTAATATTATTTCATTTTCTTTAGCCATTATCTTGTTAGTTTTCTTCTTTTAATATTTGTTTTTAACTCTCTAAAACTTGAAGGCATTTCATATAATCCTTTAGCTATATTAATATCCTTATCTTCTATTAACCATTCGTTATTCCTTAGTAATTCTAATGTTTCTCTTATCATTATATGTCGTTTAATAATTCTATTTCAGATTTACCTGTATTAAGATTTGTTTTTATTGAATTTATTTTATAAGTCTTTCCATTTATAATAAACCTATCGGCTAATGTGTAACTTCTTAATATTTTTAAAGGTAGATAAGCAGTTACCTTACTAAGTCTGTTAGATTGCTTAAAAACACTTGAAATATAATTTTTATGATAATTATTAAATAAGGTTTCAGTAGTAGTATTTAATTCCCACTCATCAGTTTCTTGACTAAAATGTAATGATTGTCTATCCTCTACTTGTGATTGTGCTAAATTAGAATTAGCAGGTGTATAATAAGACGAAATTTCTATATGACTTTTAGCTACATTATCTTCTCCATCCACAGTACCAACCTCATTTACAAAAGATATTTTTCCACCTGTAGAAAGTGTAGTTCTATCCATATAGAATATTAAAGGCTCACCAATATAACTCTGTTGATTATCGTCTACCGAATATCCACATTGTATATATGTAGGAGGGGTTGGGTTAGTTACATCTAATAAATTTTCAAATTTCATATGTTCAAAAGGTACTTGAACCTTAAATATACCTTCAGATAAAATAGAACTATCTTCTCCAGTATATTCTTCCGTACCCCAATCTTCATTAAATAATTGTTCGTGTTTTTTAGCTAAAAAAGTTTTTAATCCTTTGTAAGAATAATTAACTTCCCTAAAAGGCAATGCTGAATTAACTTGCGATGATTTTACATCAATATATTTACTTATATCGTAAGGAGAATCGTTAGATTGATTAACGTAAAAAGTATCTAAATCTTTAACAACCACTACTCCTCCTTCAATGTAAGCAACAAGATTAAACATCTTAAATATAGATGTTAGGAAATCTAAAACCTTCATTTTAGGTATTTGTTGGCTAATTTTAAAATTAAACGAATTTTCATATTGATAGTTATTTATTGCATATCCTTTTGAAAATATAATTGGTGGAGATGGTATATTTGTATTATCGTACTTATATACTTGAAAAGTAATATTTGAAAAAGTAATATTAGTATCAGATTCAATATAAGCAGTATATTGTGCGTTTTGTTCAATTTGAGATGCTGGTACGCTTGTTGTAAACTCAGCCCCAGTAGTAATACTTCCACTATTTATAACTTCAATACCATTTTTTCTAATAGATATTCGATAAGGACTTGTACTTGATGTAGTACTTTTTAAATTTATCTGTGTATATTGTAATACTGATGTCGGAGGTGTATATGAATATAAAGATAAAGAATTATTTGACATTACAGAAGCTGTAGTAGCACTATTACCATTAGTAAACCCTTCTATTTGACCCTCATTTAATCCACTTAAATTCTCAACATTACCTTTCTTTCTATGTAACCACATATATAAGTTATCAAAAGAATTATCTCCTCCTTTAAAGAAATCACTACTAAAATTTAACCCATATTTTTCTTCTATAGCTTTAATTATAACACTTAATTTCAAGGCGTACTTGAGTTCGTTAAATTTAACTCCGTGTATTTTATCGTCACCTGATGCACCATTATAATGAACATTACCTTTATCTCTTATATCCTCTGTAGAGTCATAATAAAGTCTTTGAGAATGTGTTATTAAAGGAACTTGAATTGGAGCTATATAATTAACACTATCAACAGTTCTATTTATTTCTGTTGTTAAATAATCCTCTATATCATCAGCAACATAAAGTAAATCTGTTCCATCTACTTTCTTACTAAAAATATCAAATAAATTAATCTTTCCTTCAGGAACACTACCTAAAGAAGATAACAAATCATCTCCTAAAAGGTTTTTTAACGATATAGTATTACCAAAGAATGTTATTCTATAAGTATGTGGTTTATTATCCCTTAAATCAACTCCTTCAAGTTTAATAAATCCTTTCTTAAAAGGTATTGAGTTTAATTCTATTTCAGCAGTAGCTCTTATTCTTGAATCAAATCCTCCTACAATATCACTATTGTAATAATGCTTAAATATTTTATTATTGGTTTTACTTGCAGGAACAGAGAATGTTTGAGAAAACTCAGTAAATACCTTATCAATATTTTTAACGTTTTTAAGAGTGTCTGTTATAGTTATGTTTGGATTTTCAGACATATCAACTCTTTGACCTTGTATGTATAATTGCGTTTTCTGCATCTATCTAATATTATTTATAGCATCAAAAGAATAAGAAACTTCTACTGTGTAATCTACCAACTTATCATTTACACCTGTCTTAAATGTCAAGCTATTTGTATCTAAATTTATAGGTGTTACAACTGAATTTAATTCCATCCAAATCTGTTCTGACTGCATTAACTCTTGCATTAAACTATTGTAACTTTCATCTACATAACCAGTATTGATGGTTAGCTTCTTACTTGAGTTTACATTAAAGGTTTGATTCTGATGTATTGAAGTATCATAAACACCAGTATCTGAATTGATAGTAAATCTATTAAACGTTTCTTTTTTAGTGTTTACTTTTTCTATTGATTTCTTAAAGAACCATAAATCTTGTAATGCTCCAAAACGATTAACAAAAGTTAATTTAATTGGTTCGTACTTACATTCATCTAACGTAATTACTTTTACTATTTTTGTTTCCGTTGGCGTTTCTAATCTTATTTCATCAACTGAATACAAGCTATTACTATCAATAAAAGAATCTATACAAGAACTTTCTTCATACGTTCCACTATCCTCTATTACTCTTTCTTTAAAACTATCAATTGCATCAATGTATTCAAACACTTCTGTACTACTTGTTGTAATTGCTTTTGTAAATACTTGTGAGCCTTTATTAAAATATGATACAGATGTTGTATTATTTCTGTCTACTGGTATTCTTATATCTTCTCCATTTAAAGTATATATAATATTATTAGATTGCATATACCCTTGAGTAACACTTGGATTAGACCCCTCTTCAAAATAACCATAACCATCAATACCTAAAAAGGTTGTAGTACTTGAACTTGTTGCTGTTCCTCCTGCATTTATTGCTGGATATATAGACAATACATAACTTACATTAACGTTTAAATCTGAAGGTGTTATACTTCCATTGTATTTTATATCTATATAATCTCTTACAAGTTCAGCAATCTCAAACAATACAAAGTTTGAATTTGAAGGTTTGTTTTTTACGATTGTATATGCTAAAACGCTATCTATTGTGATTTCTATTTTAGCTGATAAATCTGTACCAATATCTTGTGAAATATAATAAGGACTTCTTAATAATACGTTTGCCATTACTTAATTGCTTTTAATGTGTTTAATTGTTCAAGAATATCTTTTTTATAAGCATCTTTTAACATCTTCTTTATTTGTTCTTTTGTTTCCTTTTGTACAGCTTCAATAAATCCACTACCTTTGTATTCAAATCTTTTAGATATACCTCCATTAGGGTTTTTAGCATCTTCACCAGCAAAAGACCTACCTGCTATACTTGCTGCTAAAACAAAACCTAATGATTTCCAACTACTTGCGTAAACTTTTCTAAACTTACCTGTAGGCTTGTACTTTCCATCAACATCTTTTTCATATAACCTAAATAAAGGTCTCATACCTTTTTTTTTCGCCCACTTAGCTAACTTGTCAGCCATATCACGGCTATACTTACCTTTTTTATTTATACCTCCAGATAAAGCATTTGCATACTGTTCTCCAAAGATGTATAGCTCATTTTTTTCAACTCTATACTTAAAAGACTTATCTAAGTTACCTGAAGCAGAAAACTTATCATCCTTAGCAGATTGTTTTAAGTTCTTTCTTATAAGCTTCCCTACTTCTCTTAAAGCTAATTTAAGGTTCTCTCCTTCCATTAACAGATACTTATTCCGTTAGGTAATTCTACTTGGAATGTTGAACTCCATCCTGCTAAAACATTGCTAAAACGCTCTTTAAATGGCTCTGCTGAAGGTGTTGATGTTACCTGGTAATTACCTTCAAATAAACTACCTCTCATTAACTTCATTATTAAAGAGTTTATAACTTCAAACTGAGTATTCATAACATCGTGCAGGTTATCATTACCATAAAACTCATCAGATGTATTAGCAGAATCATTATAATCAACTATATCAGAACATAAAACCTCTATAGTAAAAGTTACAGTTCGCTCTCCATAAGTAGCATTTCTTAAAATAAGATGTGATAAAGGAAACATAGTAGTCTTATCTAAATCTACATCACTTAAATCTCCAAAAGTAACAGTAGTTACTGAGGGATTAGCTCTTAACTCATCCTTTATAGTGTCTAATATGTCGTAAACGTGATTCATTTTATTTTCTTTGTTGTTGTTTTAATATAGTATTCTCTAATTCATTTTTATCTTTTATAAACTCCAAATACATTAAGCATTGGTGTAAAGGGAGTCTTGTAACCTCTCCGATTCTTCTAACATCTTCTCCAGCGAGAGTAAATATTGCTTGATAGTCTCCCCATTTTTTAGAGAATCCTTGTCTTGCTTGTGCTGATTTTTCTCCTGTAATTGTTTGAGTGTATAAGCCATCGTATAATTCCCTAATTTTGTCGCTAAACGATAAAAAAAAACCCTTGCACTAAGTGCAGCGTCTAATGGAGCGTCTCTCATTACATCAGCCATATACTCTGTACCCTTGTAATCGTGTATAAGATACTTATCTTTACTCTTAAATTTAACTGGTCTGTAAAGAACTGCCATAGCTTTATGATAATTCTTATTATCAAACATATATTTCTCTAAATCTATGAACTCTCCATAGCTCATTTTATCAAAGTTAGGTATCAATCCAAACTCTACAACAACATCATCTGTTCCTTTTAAGCTAAACCTTTGAACTAAATCTGTTTTCTGATTAAGTAAGTTAGAAATGTGTTGTATAGTGCTATCAAACACCTCTAAACCCAAACTATCTATATCCTTAAAATCAATATTACAAAATATACTTAGAAATTTCTTATCTAAAAACTCAGTATTTTCTGCTTTTTTATTCTTTTCATAAATGTCAATATACTTTTGCCATTGGTTCAATTTAATACCTCTTAATGTTGCAGGTACTTCGAAACTAAAATCATTCATAAATAAATATTCTTATATTAAGATAACTTAATTTTAAATTTTTGTGTTAATTAACCTTATTTATCTAATATTTTATTTATATTTGTATTAAATTAGTTTATATTGAATATATTGGATAATGATAATAGCATAAGATTTGGAGTGTTTAAGTGTTTAGATACTAATAAGACTTACACAGTAAGCACTACTCTATGTACACACCCTAATAATAAACCAAGCTATTTAAATAAAGCTATTAAAGCAAGGGATACTATTAAGAGAGAAGATGGTATTAAGAAAGTAATGACAAGAACAGAATTAAGAACAAGATTTACTAACATAGAACAAATAAATAAATAAATATTATGAGTAACAAAGAAACAACTAAAGAACAGATAGCGTACCTAAAGTCAGTACTACTATCTCAACTACTATTAGAAGCTAATGAAGAGCTTGTAGCTACAAACAGATACAAGCAAAGCTTAAAGCAACAGTTAAATAGAACTAATAATATATTAGAACCTATC